CGCTGATGCTCTCGGTGGCGGTGCAGGCTAAGATGATGTCGGCGCTGCAGGGGGCAGTGCAGTGTGGTTGGGTGGCGTGTCGGGACTATTCGAACTTCAACATTGTACACAAGCATTCAGAGATCCGTGCATTCTACCTGGGGGTCCGCGCCACCTTTGAGGCGGCTGGTGGACTGGGTGCGCCCTGTGTGACGATTGACAAAATTCTTCGATGCTTGGACAACGTAGGGGTGATGCACGACGGTGAACGCAAACGGTGGTTGCACGGGCTGATGACGGGTTGGCGGCACACGATGCTGATCAACACGACGTTCAATGTGGCGTTGGGCCGTGTTGTGCGTCGTTGGCTGCACCGAGTCTTCGGTGTCTCATGCTTGAAGGCGTACCACCAGGGGGATGACAGTGTGGAAGTGTATGATGCTCCACTAGGTGGTCCGATTGTGCAAAGCATGTTGGATTGCTGTGGTAAAGAGGGCGGTTCGCAGAAGCAGCATTTCGCCGCCACAGTGGGTGGGTGGTATGAGTTCCTCCGAGTCAACTATTACCGCGACGTTCAATGTGCCAGCGTCGTTCGCGGTCTTGGCGGTGGCCTCTCCTCGGACCTGCAGCACCCGCCCCGCCGTCCGGGCGTGCAGATGATGAAGACGCTCGTGGAGGAGTTCAACGTGTGGTACAGGCGGAACGGGTACAGCACGTGTTTCCGCCTAGGGGACGTTGCGAACACGTTAACTTTCTGGGGGACGACCACACGACAGCACCAGTTGGGCGCCAAGAACCCCTGGCAGCTGGCGTTCTTGCCGGAGGCGAGTGGGGGACTGGGGTGCGTGCTGGCACAGAGCCCCATGTTGTGTGCGCGGGGGAGTGTGCGCCTCGAGACGGTGCGCCGTGTCGAGGTGCCGCCGGCGCCCAACCTGGAGGCAAGGTTGCGCGGGAAGTTGGAGATGTTGTCTCCACTGGATTTGCGGGCGTACGCGCCTGAGTTCGCGGAGGACTTCCTCAGTGCCGCCGTGGAGACGGAGGTTGATGTTACGGTTCTGGAGCGTCCGGTGCTCCAGATGTTAGGGCCGCTGGGCGCCGCGGAGCAGAGGGAGGTCGCGTATATCGCTGACCTGATTCTGCAACACGTGGACGGGGCGCGGTTGCCTTCCTTACCAGCGGACCAGCTGGCGGGGGAGTTGGCGGTGGGTGCCTTGTTTGCAGGGTCCTACCTGGTGGCGAGGGCGTTTTTGCGGGACAACCCGCAGTATGCTCCGAGTATAAGTGTGTATGCGCGCAGTCGAATGCTGCAGCGTGGCGTTGCCATCCTGAAAGGTGGGGCCCACGCAGTGGAGAAGTACGACGCCGCGCCACAAGCCATACCGTCAGAATGGATGGTACATGTGCAGACATTTTGGCGGTCTGTGCAGGGTAAGTTGAATGTGGAGCGGAGGTTACCACGAGTCCTGATAACTTCACACCGGATGCGGAAATACCGAATCTAAGGGTGTGTTGGCATCAGTGCGCACGCGTTGGCGGGCGCCCCCGAGGTGGCATGGGTTAATGCGCACCACACAAGGAGGGAGTCCCGGATGGTCCCCTC